CTAGAGAAGATAATTGCTGATATTTTTTATTAATAGTATCATCGTTGCAATTGCGACCATATATTATGATGCGTATGCCTTTGTTTTCTTTTATAAATTTGTTTATGATGAGTTCTTCGTCATTAGGTAAAGTAGTATTAATTATAAGACATTGTTGGTCAGACGATGACAATGTATTAATAATTAAATAAATTTCTGGATTTTTAATAACCGTTTGCATGTCTTCGTAATTAATTTTTTTCATAGATTGTGTATTTCCCATAGTTATTTATATTAGTCATTCGTTTTTAAATTATAGTCTATTATTTATTTATTTTTTTATGTATTTCAATCACTTATAAAAAAATTGAAATACTTTTCAAACTATGAGACGCATTCAACTAAATACTATATAATTATGCAACCAACATCGCCAAACAGTGTTAGTCAATTGGACACAGCCGTGGGCAATAACACAGTAGGTAATATTGAAATAATGCGTCTTTATACGGCGTCAGGGACATATGAAGATGTACTCGTTTATATGGGACCAGTTCATACTCTCAGGGTACCTAGGTTTAGACACTCCGTTATATATCCAGAAAACCAACAAGGTACCGATCCAGATATTATTCTAAATCATTTGGACCCACGTGAACCACAGACCCTTCCCAGACAATAAATTACATTACAATACAATACATTAAACAGTAGGAATAAATTCCCAATTTAATTCATAACACATTTTTTTCCATGTTCCATCTTGTTCTATCAGTTTTTCCCGATCTTTCAACAATGGTATATCATCTAAATAATTATATTCTTCAAGCAATTCGCAAAACTTAAACAACACATAATAATAATTTAAAAAATTAACACGATAATCAGGACAATTTTTAGCATAGGGCGCTTGTATTTCCATAAATAAATTACATAAAGTGTCTTCTAATTCAGGGCTAAATACAGGTGGTTTAATACCTAATTTATTTTTAATAAACGCAATATGTTCATAATATTTATTAAACCCTAATTTTTTAAGTATTTCTTTTGTTTTACTATATGTTAGTTGTTCGAGACAAATTCTTTCTTTTCGGATTTGCTGGTGTAATTGGTCTATGACATAATCGGGAATTTGGGTTGTTTCTTTGCCTTGAAATTGTGATAATATTTCCTTGAAATGGTTTATCTTTTTATACGCATAAAAACACACTTCTTTAGGGGGTTCTTTATAACTCGGTTTCTCATTTTCAATAAGATAGGGTACATTGATGAAACATACATTACACATAATAACACCTTCGTCATCCATAGGTATCATTTCCCCATTGAAACAACTTTGACATATGTCGGTTTCTTTAACAAACGCATTAATATCCAAAAATGTTTCGTCCACATTGCTTAAATATTTTTGAACTACATTTTTGGTATCATTCGTGTCTTTTTCAGACGTATCTTGTTTAATTTTAAAAATATTAAAAAGTAATTGATTTTTGGACGTTACCTGTTTGTTCACTTCTTCTACATTATTGATGTTTTTTTTGTTCTCAAAATATTCAAATATGTATTTCGAATTATCCAGATAGTAATTGTTTTTATTTTGTTTTAATTCTCTGATAGTAGCATTAATTTCCTTTATTCGGTCGTTAATTTCCATAATTTTGTCTATAGGTAAATCCGTTTCCAGTTCTAATTGTTTAAACAAACTGTATTTTTCGTCTTTCAAATTCGGAATTATATCAAATTCATTTTTGGTAAATTGGTTTACGAACTCTTTGTGCTTACTATCTAGTGTAGTAATGGATTTTCGGCATACTCTAAACTTTTTAACAGCCTTTGGCTTAAATGATGGCATTGATATATATTTAAATATGCATTTAATTTGTTATTTTTAAAATATGTTAGTTTAGACAAAAAATTGAATAAACAAAGTAACAAATTATCAAACTAATAAATAAATACAATACTTATGGATAAGTTATTGGAAAAGATGTTTATACAGCGCTTCTGTTTATCTACTACCGAAATCATTGGGCAAGCAAACATAAAGGAATGTTTATGTGGTCCATTTAATCATGTAGCGTGTGTATTACAAGACAAACGTCACTTTACACCCTGGTAATATATTGAGTTATGGAGTAAATCAAATGGGAAATTCAAATAGTATTCATGCAGGACAAGATGCTATCCAAAAATTAAAGCCGTTGCGCCGAAAAAGGCATCTAGAACCCATACATATGTTAGTAATAAGAATATCGGGTAAAAATAAAATACAATCAAGTAAGCCTTGTGCAAAATGTATTAAGACGATGTCCATATTGCCACAAATAATGGGCTATAAACTAAAGAACATTTATTATTCAAACGCCAATGGGGAAATAGTACGCAATTTCACATTTCAAACGCCGACCCTTCGGTATCGGCGTATTTTTATGTGATTTGGCAACTGTTACTTTGTAACCGATAAATTGTATTTGTTATATCCGAGCAATCGCCGTAGGCGATTTCATGGTCATATAAATCGGCAATTAAAAGGTTAAAAGGTGTAAAAACCAACTTACATAAATTAACCACATCGGAACAACATTATTCAAAAATGTATCTACATAAGCGATAAACAAAATAAGTTAAAATAATAAATAAAATTTGATTTGTTATTTTAGAAGATGAACATGGATAATTTAGAGATGGATAAAATCAAATTCCAAAAGATGGTTTTTTTATTTAACGCTTTAGATAACGGTTGGTCAATAAAAAAGCGCCAAGATTCTTATATTTTCACGAAAAATCACGAAAACAAAAAAGAAGTATTTGACGAATCGTTTCTGGCTATATTCATGAAGGATAATTCCAACATAAATAGGTTTCTTTCATAAATATGTAGGCAATTAATAAATTAACGTATTAATTTTAATTTATGAATTTTCTCAAAATTTTTTTCTTTTAGGAATGTATAAAATGGGAGGCGGACTCATGCAACTCGTAGCTTATGGTGCACAAGACGTGTACTTAACTGGTAATCCACAAATAACATTCTGGAAGGTTACTTATCGTAGATATACTAACTTTGCAATTGAATCTATTGAACAAACATTCAATGGTCAAGCCGATTTCGGTCGCCGTGTCCAATGCACAATCAGCCGAAATGGTGATTTGGCATATAGAACTTACTTGCAACTAACATTGCCCGAAATTAACCAACTTATGGGTATTGCATCTTTCACGGCTGGTTCCGGTTCTGGTGTGTATGCCCGTTGGCTTGATTTCCCTGGTGAGCAATTGATTGCCCAGGTTGAAGTTGAAATCGGTGGACAACGCATTGACCGCCAATATGGTGACTGGATGCATATCTGGAACCAATTGACCATGACTGCTGAACAAGAGCGTGGTTATTTTAAGATGATTGGTAACACCACTCAACTCACCTTTATAACCGATCCTTCTTTTGCTGAAGTTGATGGACCTTGCGACTCTATGGCACCACGTCAAGTGTGCGCCCCTCGTAACGCTCTTCCTGAAACTACTTTATATATTCCTCTTCAGTTTTGGTTTTGCACCAATCCTGGTTTGGCTTTACCCCTTATCGCCTTGAAACCTGCAGGGCAGAAAAGTACGCTGCTTAATACAACGGACCACTGTATTAAGAAAAATCAGTTTGAGAGTCCGAAATCTCACGTGCTAGTCGCCAATTATTAATTGTTAATTGGCGGCAACAATTCCAAATTGCGGGAAGTTCCCAAAGATGTAAAATTAAATTGTTTAAAAGCGAAATGCTTTTAATAAACAATTTTTGGGCTACCAAGCTGTAAATGAAAGTTTACAGTGGCTAAGAAAAACTCTTAGGTATGGTAATAATGCCACATATGATACACAATCATCTGATTGTGTTGAAACGGATAATCCGCAGCCAAGATCCTAATTTCGCTATAATAAGAAAATGGATAAGGTTCAACGACTTAATGGTATTGGGCTTAAAGAGACTAATTATCTCTAATGATGGCTTAAGATAAAGTCTAATCCCTATAAATACAAAATACACCGAAAGGTGGGGTATACGTGATGTGCAGTATCACGAAGTTAAAATTAATTTAGATATTCGTCCTATTGACGAATGTTTGTGGGCAGTTACTAGTTTAAGTTGCAACTCTGGTGAAGCATCCAATAGTTCTCAACAAAAGGCTTATGTTGGAAACCAATATGCCCCTGGACGCCCTGTTCCTGCCGCCATTGCATACAATCAATCGTTGGTTGCCGCATCTTTGTATGTGGACTACGTCTTTTTGGATACCGATGAGCGCCGTAGATTTGCGCAAAATCCCCATGAGTATTTAATTACCCAGCTTCAATTCACTGGTGATGAGTCGGTTGGTTCTTCTTCCAACAAGATTAAACTCAACTTCAACCACCCTGTTAAGGAATTGATTTGGGTTGTTCAACCCGATCAAAACGTGGATTATTGTTCGTCCTTGGTGTGTGATGCGCTTTTGTTCAAGGTTCTTGGTGCCCAGCCATTTAACTACACCGACGCTATTGATGCCCTTCCCAACGCAATCCATGCTTTTGGCGGACCTGGCGCCATAGCACGCGACAGTGGCTCGTACATTGATGCACAAGGATTGTTCAACGATGCTGGTGCTCTTGATTACGATATTCCTGCTGGTTTCACTGGATACTGGCATGGACCCGATAATCCCTACAATGAACCCCATTTCGGCGGTCAAGGTGTTAATGCCAATGCCGTTGCGGACTTATCTGATGAAGATAAGGCTAAGTTGGCTTTGGTCGATGCCTTGCAACGCAGTCACAATGACAACTCTTCCGTCTCTGACGCTGGAACCTTTGTTCTCACTGAGACCTCTTTAGATATGCATTGTTGGGGCTTGAACCCGGTTGTTACCGCCAAGCTTCAATTGAACGGGCAAGATCGTTTCTCTGAGCGTGAAGGGTCTTATTTCTCTTGGGTTCAACCATACCAAGCGCATACCCGTAACCCTGACGAAGGCATTAACGTTTATTCGTTCGCCCTTCGACCAGAAGAGCATCAACCAAGCGGCACGTGCAACTTCTCTCGTATTGACAATGCTACTCTTCAGTTAGTGTTGTCGAACGCCACCGTTGAAGGCACCAAGACCGCCAAGGTGCGCGTGTATGCAACCAATTACAACGTAAAAATTCTTAGTGCGTTGAAAAGCTACCTACAAAGACAATGTGAGCACTTGTCTTTGGAAAAAATAGTTAAGCACTCACAAAATATGCTAGTAGCTAGTGAAATTGCTTGTTATTGACTACATTCAATTTTGCGAAATACCTTGTTGTTCGGGAAACCCCTTAGAGCCTTCTACACCAAGCACAATGCCGAAAGGGTTGTGTGGCAGAGATTTAACTCTGGTATGGTAATAGTTAGAAGGATTGGGCAATCCGCATGCTTACTATCTAAATCCGTTATGATAGGATATGATAGGGCGTCAGAGACTGAACGGGTATTGGTCGGTTATGAAGATTTAATCAAATCTGAACCGGCTTAAGATACAGTCCAATCCAGTAGGGAAACTTATTGGCTTACATTATGGCTAAGGATAATGTCGGGAATGGGTGGTCTTAACCTGCGAATATTAATTCGACTAATCAGGACCGAAAAGCAGTATGCTATAGTAAAGCGACCTCTTACTATAGAAAACCATTTTGGGTGTCGCAAATGTTATCCCAGCCCAACTGCTAGTGATAGTTATTTATTTTCTATTTGACTATTGCGACATATCTTGTTGTTCGGGGAACCCCTTAGAGCTTTTTCTACCAAAGATAATTACGAAAGTGTTATCTGGCCAAGAGTAATGAACTTGGGTATGGTAATAATGAAAAAGATTGGGCAATCCGCATACTTACTACCTAATTCCGTTATGATAGGAAATGGTAGAGTGTCAGAGACTGAACGGATATGGGTCAACTATGAAGGACAATCATCCCGAGTTGGCTTAAGATACAGTCCTCCCCAAAGGGAAACTTTTGGGATTACGAGTGCTTATTCAAATTAAACGCACGGTTACTTTTTGTTTATTGTTTGTTTTTTGATTACTTAATAAAAAAAATTGATTGTATTTCTTATTGATATTATGCTAAATTATAATATGAATATGACGGAACATGCTACTATAGATTGGTATATTAAAAATGGTTATAAAATTATTGATTCTAATACAGGACATAGTAAAACAACTGGCATGCATGCTAATCGGATGAAAAATCCATTTTGGACGCTTATAAATGACAATGACGATGAAATTATATTAATGTATTGTGAAAAAAATACTATATGTAAATTATGCCCAATAAGTTATTCAAAAATAGAAGATTATGAAAAAGAGCATGATATTAAAATTACTTGGTTTGTATCTACCAATGGTTATATTACTGGTAATAATAAGTTATCTATGCATCAAATAATTATGAATTGTTATGGTAACGGTAAAGGAACTAAAACTATAAGTGTCGATCATATAGATAGAGATAAATTAAATAATTGTTATAGTAATTTAAGAGTAGCCACATTTGAAGAACAACATAAAAATTGCAAAGGTATGTTGCCTGACACCAAACGAGAAAGAAAATATAATGCCAAAGAGTTGCCTGAAGGAATTACTCAATCAATGATGAAAAAATATGTAGTTTATTATCAGGAATGGGCAAATAAAGAACGCACTAGACAGAGAGATTTCTTTAAGGTTGAAAGACATCCAAAATTAGATAAACCTTGGTGTACTACAAAATCTATAAAAATATCTATACACGAAAAATTGCGTCAAGCTAATTTAGTTGTAGATAATTTGGAGAATAATATTTATCCCAAAAAAGAAAGTGTTCAATTATTGCCAAAATACACTTCACTGATAATGTTTAAAGAAAAACCTCATTTGGTGTTTGACAAACGTGTAGATAGTGGGCGATTAAATTTAACAATGATTTTACCGGAAGAATACGATTTGCAAGAACAACTTGAAATACTAAATGATAAAATTAGGGAAAAATATAATATAGATATCATATTGTAATTAAACGTTTAACTATTTTTTTACTTATCTTAAAGATTATTAATGTTTGCTTTCTCTAAAAAGAGAGCTAACTTTATAAGCTATTGTTTCAGCAATATATGCTTGTATAAAATGAGCACATCGCTTTTTAATATTAAAAGCAAAAAACAATATAAAGAGAAGGTCGTAATGTATTATATAATATGAGCGTAGATATCGTAAATCTTATTGAAAGCAACCCAATTACCAAGTTTTCAGGCAATTATCAGAGTAAATTAGTTGAAAAGGTAAAAATGTCATTTACAAATTATGAACAACAACTATTTTTATCTAGCTTTTACTGTTATTTAAAGTATGACCCTAATCATGATTTTGTTATCGACTTAGATAATGTATGGAAATGGCTTGAATTCTCAAATAAAGCACATGGAAAAACTGTGTTAACAAAAAATTTTATAGTCAACAAAGATTATAAATTTTTGCTCACTAAGATGGGAGAGCAAACAAATAGTAGAGGAGGTCATAATAAACAAATAATAATGATGAATGTAGACACGTTTAAAAAATTTTGTTTAAAAGCATGCACCAAAAAAGCAGATGAGATACACGATTATTTTATAAAATTGGAAACTATTATGTTTGAAATTGCTGAGGAAGAGTGTATCGAATTAAAAATTCAACTACAACAAATTGAACATATTAAAAATAAAGAAACTGAAGACAAATTAATTAGCCAAAAAGTATCGGAAAAGGAAAAACTCTTGTTAAAGCATTTTGCTACTATAGGAAATATGATTTATATTATCAAAGTAAAAAGTTATGAAAATAGTTCATATGTTATTAAAATT